CGCCCCCCTTTACGGAATCCAGACTGTCCCACACGTGTATAAATATGTTGTTTGAGCTGTTGACGCAATATTGACCGGTCCCGCTCAGAGAGCCCAAACCAACGCTTGTATGCGCCAAACTCATATTCCAACATTTCAACACCCAGAGTAGATTCAAATCGACTAAAATCGTTCTCCACGATTGTGCAATGAGGGCCAAATTCATCCAGGGCGGTACTCACATAACTGCCCATAACTCTCTGGGTGGAACCAGATGTATAATAAACGGGAGAAAGTGGACCAAACGTTTTCTTCATACGATCACCAATACGGGCGGTAACTGGACCATGAGAAACCAAATACTCATCATTTACACAGGCAATGCTGCGTGGTTTGAGTTGGTCAGTGGCCTCCGGGTAAAATTCACGTTTAACAAACGGGTTCACCCGCATGCGAACCGGTCGGTTGGTGACCAAGTTGGCTTGGTGTGCCTTCTGTAACTGTGCCAGGCGGCGATGGTCATCACGTCGAACAATAGTTGCCAACCATGCTTCCACAGGCATGGGATCCAACGAGTCAGGCAGATAGGGCAACTGACCAGCAGCGTCATGACCCTCCTGGACCACCCTTTCCATGACGTCATATGACTGCAACATGGGTGTAATGTCATTATGTTCGACGCCTTGAAAATGGCGCATCAACATCGAAGCCGCGAGGTTGTTAGAAGACATGGCAGGCATCAAAGGGATGCGGCCATCCACACAAACCAAAGGAACATGACTCATGAGCTTCTTTCGGGGCAGATCAGGGGTCCAAGAATAACGCCCAATTGCTGGCAATGGTAAACAGGTAGGGTCGACCTCTGACCTGTACCACCGCGTGCGGGCAACTCTCCGAACGTAAACAGCCTTGCTGGCCTCCATGCGTGTATACACGAAGACAAATGCAAGTCCAACACCCAACCAAACATCCGATCCCCCGGGAGAAGCAACAACAGGAGACGCAGAAACAGAAGGCAAAAGGGCTGCAACAAGCAGCCAACTGAAACTTCGAAAGCCCGTAGCTTCTGCGCACAAAAGAGCAAATGATGAACTGACATCAAAAGTCAAAACTTTCACGAACAACCTAATGGGATTCCACCAGGCGCGATTGCCCAAAGCATAACGCGTCATTCGCCTAACCACACGGCCGTAGGCATATGACACTGCTAACATGAACAACACGTAAGCAGGGTCTGCCAAAAATTCGTTTATCAACATCATGACAAACGTGGCCAAGGCGTCACCAATCGTGGGTCCAGTAGGTTCACGTGCGTGCCATGGTGGTTCACGGTGGGTCCCTGTTTTTGGATATTCAAACCGCTGCTCCCCATTATCTCCATTCCATTTGCAACCCACAAAATTGCGGCCTAACAAGTAGTCGTAATCTTCACTAAGACACAAAAACTGAGCCTGTGTCCCACCCTTGTCCGGGTGGTATGTACGTGCCTGATCCCGAAACCATTTCTTCGGGTCGGTGACGTCATCCACACCAAATCGGCTGTCTCGATCAGGGCCAGGCTGCCAGGCATCTGCC